TTGCACTGGTGCTTCTGGATTCTCAGCGACTGGAACTGGCAAAGTAAGACTCTGCTTAGATCAAAATTTTGATGAAATAAACCTACCATAATATGGAAAACAAAATCTTACATTTAAAAGACTCAGTCTGGATGCTATCGCAACCGAATCCAATGCCACAGGAGCTGAAGGATCTAATTTACGATGAAAATGCTGACCAGCAGGAAACCCTTGCAGCAATTAACACTTGGAAAGCTAGCCGATATTCTACACCAGAAGCAGCAGACGCAGAAGCGGCACAAGCTATTTTTGACGAAAAGAAAATGGAGGGTAACAACCTTATTTCTGCAACAGTCTTTCTCCCTAGTGGCAATGGCATTATCAATTGCCGTCAACCCGAAACTCTGGAACACTGCCAGATTCGCTTTTAATGAACACTCAATTGTTTGAACATTTTAAAATATGGGGAACACTGGGTGTTGCTCAGATAACTGCATCTATTTCAAGTGCAAATGAACTAGCTAGTATATTTGCATTACTTTGCGGAGGAGTAGCATCCCTAGCCATCGCTTGGTGGCACATCTTTAAGAAATAATATTATGACACCAGAACTATTAGCAATGCTTGGAGGAGGTGTTAGTGGGTTTGTCATGAAAATGATTGCAGCTCAAGCAGAAAATCAAGCCAGATTGTTTGAGCGGATGATTGCTAGGCAGACTGTGGCAGATGAATCAGCTGATCGTGCATCAGCACGTGGAGGAGTATACATGCGAAGAGCAATTACATCCTCTGTCATCTTTGCCATTGTATTAGCCCCATTCATCTTTGCATTCACTTCTGTGGGGATAAGTGTTCAGCATGAGACATCTGGCTTTTTTGGCTTCTTTAAGAGCCTTAAATGGGACACAGTTCAAGGTTTTGTAATCCTGCCAGAGATTCGTCAAACAGCATTGGCAATTGTGGGTTTCTATTTTGGTTCATCCCAAGTTAAATGAGTGATAAAATATCCAAGCTCAACATCATGGTCGATGTTCAAATCCCAATTGCCACAACAGGTGAGTTGGGTGAAGTCATCAACACTTGGGGTGATACAAAATCACTGTGGGCAAACAACAAGCCATTTGCAGCGGATGTTGGTTTTGAAGAAACTTTAAATCAAAAAGAGCAAGCACAGCAAAAGACTGAGTTTGAATTCAGATATGACAGGGATTTGATTGATAGTCATCACTTCTCTGCAATTTCAAGAGTTTTATACAATGGCTTTGTTTATGACATCTATGCGGTTGAGTTGATAGGCATGAATGATCGCATAGCACTTTTTGGAAAAGCATCGATTAATCCAGCCAGCTTCACAGGGGACTTCATTTTAACCGAGTCTTATGATCAAGTTTTGATCGAGACAGGAGATAATTTGGTAGTATGAGTGTAGATATTAAAATGCATGGCATAGAAGATATGCAAAGAAGACTTAAGGAATTGGGGACAAAGAAAGCTTTGCGTGCTCCAGCGGCTGCAGTCAGAGCTGGTTCCAAAATAATAATAAACAAATCCAGAAGTGCTGCACCAATTGATACTGGAACTCTGAAAAAGTCCATTGGTCAAAAGATCAAAACATATAGGAGTAGTAAGGTTGTGGTGTCAATTTTTGGAGTGCGCAATAAGCTTGTCATAACACCAAAGGGTAAACGTAATCCAGTTAAGTATGCTCACTTGGTTGAGTTTGGTACAAGTAATAACGTCAAAGCAAATCCATTCATGAGAAGGTCATTCAGCTCTTCTTCAAATTCTGCAAAGAGGGCCGTCATTGATAAAATGAAACAGATCTTTCTAACAGAGTCAGCAAGCGTTAAAGTTAAATAAATGAATTTCTTTAAACAGCTTTGTATATTTCAAAACACCCAAACATTTAAAGATGCAATTGGTGTTGATGTTTATCCTGCAAAATCCCCTCAAGATGGATTATTAAGGCCAACATACACCGCAAGTGGGTATTCAGTTTTTAACTTAATTCTTGATGATCACATTCTGAGCCATCAAGGAGTTTCAAATATTGGGGAGTGTATGGTTCAATATGACTTCTATTCAAATGTTTTTTCAGACATCCAAACAATCCCAGTTAATTTGATTGATCTTTATGAAGGCATAAAGCAAGATATCGGCAACAATTATGAGATCAACTATTGCAAGCTTGAAACTGATCTCCAGCAAAACAACCAAGATCTTGATCTTGTTTATAGAAGGACATTAGATTTTACATTCAGATACAGACTCTCTGTTGTCTGAGACATTAACAACAAAAGAACAAGGACAATATTATGGCACAACAAGGATTTGGAATCACATTCCAGTACACAGTAGATTCGGGCACCAGTTGGGTGAGCATCGGTGAAGTTACAGATGCAACTCCACCAAGCATTAGTAAAGACACAATTGACACGACTCATCACCAAACACCATCTGGTGTTCGCACCTTTATGGGTGGCTTGGTTGATAATGGTGAAGCAACTGTTGAAGTAAATTATGATGTGGCTGACACAGGTCATATTCTCTTGCGCACGCGTGCAGGAGAGGCAAACGATTTGCCACTTCTATATCGCTTCATCCACAGTGACACTGCAGGAACAATTGATGAATTTTCAGCACTCATCACAGGCTTTGAATCTGAAAGCCCAATGGATGATAAAGTATCTGCAACAATCACTCTGAAGATTTCAGGCGTAATCGACTACGACACAACAGCATAAAAAAATGGCTAAAATAACTTACAAAGGAGAGCAGGTTGATTTAAAAATCACCAATAAAACAATGATGAAGTTTGAGATGGCAGGTGGTTCATTCTCAGATTTCAGCAGTGCTCCCATCTCTCAATCAATTAAATTTGTCTGTGCAGCTTTAGGGCTTGAAGGTGATCCTTGTGATCATGCAGATGACTTTGGGAAGATGTCTGATGTCTCGGAGGCAATTAAAAATGCACTTGAGGAATCAGGATTTTCTGAAGCTGAGGATGCTGAAGTTGATGAGGGAAAATCAGATGGCTGAGTGCAGCAGCCAGAGGTAAGGTATTTTATGGTATCGGCAAAAAAGAATGGGGATCACTAGACCAGCATGAAGTAACAGAACTGCATAATGCTTATGAGCTTCAACAGGAACGTGAAGACAGCAGGTTTGCAATGGTTTGTTCAATCATTGCAAATGTAAATAGAGATCCAAAAACCAGAAGAAAGCCGTATCAAATATCTGACTTCATGCCAAGAAGAAAACCCACCAGTAAGAAAGAGCTTATCACAAAGATTAAACAAATAAAGACAGGAATATAGATGGCAGTTAAAATTGGATCATTGTTCGGGACAGTAAGTCTAAACACTACACAGCTTGATAAAGATATCAGTCGTGTTGGTGCAAAGATGAAAAAGTTAGGCAACGGCTTTAAGTCTGTTGGCTCTTCTTTGTCTCGTACAGTGACTGCACCAATTGCTGCTATTGGTGTGGCCAGCATTAAGACCTTTATGGACTTGGAGCATTCAATGATGAAAGTCAAAGCAATCTCTGGGGCTACAGACGCTGAGTTTGCTATGCTGGAGAAGGATGCGAAGAAGCTTGGTCAAACAACAATCTATACTGCTCAACAGATTGCAGGCCTTCAGTTAAATCTTTCAAAGCTAGGTTTCGACCCGCAGGACATAGTCAACTCAACAGAGTCAATTCTTGGTTTAGCGCAAGCTACAGATGAAGACCTTGGTGAGACTGCTTTGGTTGTTGCTGGAACACTTCGTGCGTTTGGCATGGAGACAAGTCAGACAAGTAGAGTGACTGACATGATGGCAAAAGCCTTCTCTAATAGTGCTCTTAATCTAGAAAAATATAAAACGGGAATGGGCACTTTAGCCCCAGTTGCTAACTCGTTTGGTTTATCTGCTGAGCAATCAACTGCAATGCTTGCAACCCTAGTAGACGAAATGGTCGAAGCGTCTACTGCAGGCACAGGAATAAGAAATATGCTCTTGGACATGATGGGAGCAGGAATGTCACTTGATGAAGCATATGATGCAATCACTGGTTCGGTTAATCAAGGTGCAACAGCATTTGATATGTTTGGTAAAAGAGGTGCAACAGTTGCTATTATTTTGGCAAACAATCAAAATAAAACATTTGAATTTGCTGAAGCATTAGATCACGCAACAGGAGCAGCAGATGCTATGAGAAAGATCATGGAAAGCTCTCTTTATGGTCAGTTCAAACTTTTCTTAAGTGTTGTTCAAGCTACTGCTGAGCAGATCGGTGAAGTCCTATCTCCTGTTTTCCTTGCTTGGATGGAGGTCATTAAAGGAGCACTTAAGGAGTTTATGGCTTTGGATAAAGCCACTCAAGAAAACAAAATAAACTTTGCAATATGGGTGGCCCTAATTGGCCCAGCTGTTGTAATCATTGGCACACTGCTTGTGGCATTTGCAATGATTATTACAGCAGTGACAACTATTGTAGGTATCGTTACTGCTGCTGGATTGGCATTCTGGGGGCTTGTGCTTTATATCACTGGTCTTGTTCTACTCATCAAACAGCTTATACCTTTGGGGGAAAAACTAGGTGAGTGGATTGGTGAGCTGGCCTTTGTTAAGTTGCCAGCATTGATAGATAAATTGTATAAGTCATCACCAATGTTTCGTCTTTTTTTAGATGGCATGAAGTCCATCTGGAGTTTCATTAGAAGCAGTTTGATTACTGCAATTGATCAACTGGTAAACAAATTAAATTTCGTTTGGAGTCTGTTTAAAAGAGTTGCTTCAGCAGTTGGTAGTCTTAATCCATTTGGCGGTGGAGGAGGAGGTGGGATTGATGGTGCCAGAGCACAGGGTGGCCCAGTAAACGCTGGTGGAACTTATCTTGTTGGTGAAAATGGGCCAGAGTTGTTCAGCCCAAGATACAGCGGCAACATAACATCAAATGAAGACATGAATGCGGGTGGTGGAATCACCATGAACTTTTCTGTAGGAACAAGCATGGAAACAGTAGCAGCACTCAAGAATATGAAAAACTCAATTGCTAAAATTGCGGTTGCTGCTGTGAAAGAAAACACAATGAGAACTGTATAATGCCAACATATCCAATAGAACTTCCATCTACCACATCTTTCACATCTATCAGATGGAATGCACACTCAGCAGTGGCAGTCTCAACTTCTAAATTTTCAGGCAAAGAAGTTGTTTATGCTCACTCAGGTCAATACTGGGAAGTTGAATTTGATTTACCACCACTGAATGCATCACAATCTGCACAGTTTTCAGGTTCATTTTTAAGCTTGAATGGGCGTGAAGGCACTTTTTATGTATACCCATCTGAAAGACAACCACAGTCACCAATCACAGGAACCAAGCTGATAAGGTCTGTGTCTGATTATGAGATCACATTTGAATCCATTAGTGGCTCAGGATCATTTACTGTTGGTGATTGGGTTACAATTGAGGGTGGTCTTTATAGAGTTACAGTTGTTACTTCAGCAACAGTAATTGAGGTTTGGCCAAAGCCTAGAGGAGTAACAACTTCAGAGCCACCAGAAGAAACAGGATCAATAATCTATTATAGTAACCCAAGAGGTGTATTTAGGTTGTATGATTCATTCTCTTGGGACATGAACTTGGCTAGAAATTATGGAATATCAGTTGCAGCCAGAGAAGTCATATAATGCCTAGAGGATTATCAACATCAATTCTAGCACAGATTGCATCCACAAATATGGAGCCTGTGTATCTATTGCACATAGGCTTTGATGGCTATGATCTAAATGCATGGACAGGTCAAGGCGATCTATCCTTTGACTCCAAGACTTGGAAGGGTGAAGGCATTGTGCTTGAGTGGCCATCTGTTAAAGAATCAGTGGAGCTGGAGGCAGACAACATAACGCTGACACTTGATGGCAATTACAGCTATCCAATAAACATCACTGATCCAGATTTATACAGGGCAAGGACATGTGAGATTTACATTGGCTTCTTGGATGATGTTGGAGCATTGCTTGCCACCAATGTTTATCAGGTTTTTTCAGGCAAGGTATCAACAGTTGGGCTTTCTGAGGATACTGTTGATGATACATTTTCAGTTTCAGCAGAATCAAGGTTGGTTGATTTATCTCGGGCAAAGGTTTCAAAATATACAAATGAATCACAGCTTCAAATCTTTCCTGCAGATAAAGGATTAGAGTATGCAACAACAGCACAGACCAAATTGTTCATCTCACGTGGTGACACAATAACTGAGCCGCAAAGCAAGAAGATCATTTATGGAAGAAACAAGGTTGATGGTACAGTTGTTTTCATTGGCACAAGTGGATCTGGGTCAAGATACTTAAACTTGGTTGTTGCATTTGCAGGGCATGAGTGTGAATCAATTGATCAAGTTTATCTGGATGACAGACCACTGCTAACAAATGGTGTAGTATCAGGAGAGTTTGCTGGAGTAGTTACTTACTATCAAAGATTGGGATTTGAAAGCCAACCATACATATCACAACTCGCAACAGAAGTAGGGACAGGAGTTTGGACTTCAGCCCATCAGCTTAATGGCATTTGTTATGCATACATGAGGATATTGTATTCAGAGGATTTGTTTGGTAATGATGCTCCAGCAGTTTCAGCAGTCATTAAAGGAAAAAAGATTAATGACTCAAGGACAAGAGCCAACATAGATTTAACCAGCCCAGACTTTGAAGACGCTGCAGGTAGCTATTGGAATCTAACAACAGAATATGGCACCAGCATAGATGGACTTATTTTGTATGTGGATGGATCACCCAACAGCAATGTTGTTTTCTATCTGGATCCAACTGATGGTTTTGCTAGGCTTTTTATTGAAGACAGAACAGGGATGACTCAAGGCATTGCAGTGAGAAGGCTTTATTCAGACAATCCTGCACTGGTTATCAATGATTTTTTAATTGATGCTGTTGTTGGATTTGGAAGTCCATTATCAGGTGTTGATTCTGATTCTGTATCTGTTGCAGCCAATGATTGTGATTTTCTAGTTGCAAAAAAAGACACCACAACAGAAAAAAGATACACTTGCAATGGAGTGTTGGATACAGCCGACAGCATTGGGCAGAATGCTCAAAAAATACTGGACACAATGTTTGGCCAGCTAAGTTATTTGGGTGGAGTGTTTTCTGTTTATTCTGGAAATTATAGTTTGACAGGTATTGTTGGTTTTGATAATGACTTTTTGAGTGCTCTTGTATTAGACAACAGAAACTTGCGTGATAGTTACAATGGTGCAAAAGGATCATACAAGACAGAGCTGCTTAATTGGAGGGATGAAGAATACCCAGAGTATCAGCTTGCTAGTGGTGTTACAATTGATGGTGAGGAAAGATGGCTATCAAATGATTTGCCAATGGTAACAAGCCCATCTACTGCCCAGCGTTTATCTAAAATAAAAGTAATGCGCAGTAGGGCAGTTAGAGAGGTTACTTTTGAATCAAAGCTGTCTTTGTTTGATATAAGATCAGGTGACACAATTTCACTAAGCACAGCAAAGAATGAGGTGGACAACTTTGTTTATAAAGTTAGGTCAATGGAGTTGAACATGGCACTGGAGCCAACTCTATCTTTTGATATGATTGAAGTTGCAGCATCAGATTATGAATGGGATGCTGCAACAGAGGAAAAAGAATTGTCCATACCATCATCCACCTCTGACTCTATTCTTTCATGGACTCTGGCTAGGCTGAATCTTCCATCTGTATCACCAGCATCTAAATCATCATACTCTGCATTCAATGTGACTGCATATGCAAATGAAACTGGAGTTACAATACGCTACACAACAGATGGAAGTGAGCCAACTACAGGAAGTGCAAGTGTTGCAGATGGTGGTTCAATAACGATCAGTCAGACATTGACCTTAAAGTTGAAGACTTTTCAAATTGGTGGAACACTGACTTCAAATGTTGCAACATATAATAATTTTACAGTAGACGTTCCAACTGAATTGGTGCCAACTCCAGTTAATACATTGGATCCCACTGCAGCTGGGCCAAGAATTTACTTCAGAAGTGCAGTTAATAACACCACGCTTTATGTTAGCCAAAATGGAGGTTCATCATGGTCAGCATATGCGGATGCTGATACTGATGAGTATTATCCAACAGGTGGGTATACAATCACTAGTCCAAATTGGTCACCATCAAGTTTTAGAGCATATGCCACCAAAACAGGCTTTGTAGATTCAAACCAGCATCAGGTTCCAAACAAATTATGTTATCCATATACTGAAGAGCGTCAGGGCAGTTATCCTTATATATATCTTGATGTTTGGTGCTTTGTGCAAAATGGAGCATTGTGGCGAAGACAAAGAGAAACTGGTGGAACTTGGGGTAATTGGATAAAAATAACAGGTTTTAATTGGGGTGATAAGTATGGCACAACTCTGTATATAAGAAAGTCTGTATATGGCACTAACATCCCAAGAACATATCAGCATCAATTATATTGTGAGCAATCTGGCTGGATTAGTAGCGACACAGTACAAAGAGATTAATAGCTCAACAGTACAAAGATAATGGCTAACTCATGTTAAATCAAAACCAACAGGAAGTAATTGATGCATACATTGAAGTTGGCAGCTATAGAGGTGCAGCCAGAAAGATTGGCAAAGCTGAAACAACAGTCAGGCAAATGATAAAGAGGCTGGAAAGGCTTGGGCAAGTGCCTTGGAAGTCATCAGCACCAACTCCTTCTCATTTGTCAGTTGGCAAAACAACTGTCCAGTATGACAGTGGAGGCAATGTCATTCAAGAGTGGAGGAGGCTTAGCCCAAACATTGAATCCATGCAAACATTTGTGGATGGTCTTTGTGACAGGGTAAAAGAAAAGGGTAAAGTACCAGTGCGAAAATCTCGCAAAACAGACACAGATGAATTGCTGTTTGAGTTGGATATTTATGATGCTCACGTTGGCATGTATGCTGATGAAAAAGAAACAAAGGATGCTGACTATGATTGCAACATTGCAGCATCTAGGATGGTTGCAGCTGCTGAGGGATTAGCTTCAAGGGCAAGGCGACCAGCCAAGTGTGTTCTGGTGTTTGGTGGGGACATGATGCACTCAGATAATCGAAGCAATCAAACTGAGGCCAGTGGTCATGTGCTGGATGTTGACACACGATACCATCGTGTAGTTGAGTATTTAATTCGTGCCTGTACAGATGTCGTGGATATCGCTGCCTCAGTCGCTGCTGAGGTGGAGATTGTTGTGATTGAGGGCAATCATTCATGGCATTCTGAGGTATGGCTTGCAAGGGTGTTGGATGCCTACTATAGCCAATGCCCAAACATCAAAGTAAAATCCGATCCATCACCTAGAAAGCACATGGTTTGGGGTGACAATCTCTTGCTTTGGGCACATGGTGATAGAATTGCTGCTCAGAAATGGCCAATGATTATTGCAGCGGAGTTTGCCAAACAATGGGGCCAGACAAAGTACAGGCATTTGAAGATGGGCCACATACATCACAAGAAGACAATTGCACCAGTGATTGTGGATGAGCAGTCTGGTCTGGTGGTCGAATACCTAGAGGCCCTATGTGCAACTGATGCTTGGCATTCTGGTGCTGGCTTTGTTGGTTCCCAGAAAGGTGCCAGTGCTTTTGAGTACCATAAGACTGAAGGATTGATAACTAGATATTTTAAATCAATTTAGGCTGATCCTGTATACTCTCTCTACAATAAGACTGTGAAAAAAAAGATCAACAATTCCGATCCATTCAAAGTCTTGGTCTGAGCAAATTACATCTCCCATCTTTTCAAGCAAAACGCTAGAAACCTTTGTGTTGTTTCGGCTTATCTTTTGAGTGTATTGCGGTTGTACCCAAACTATAACTCTTTCTTTTCGGCAATAAACAAGGGTTCCAACCAGCGCACCAAGCTTATCAAGTTCATTTATTTTTGCAGGCTGTGCAGGCTGATATCCAATTTTGCAATCAATACTATTAACAACCTTCAGCTCAACAAATATAGTCAAAGGTGCATGATGCCTACTGATTAAGCATAGGTCTGGAATGCCAACCTCAGTTGCACGCTCAAGGCTTACCGATCTAAAGCTTGGTATAGATTTTATTTTTGAACTAAATTTAGACTCATTCATGGCACATAAAGAAGGAGTGTGGGTCTTGCAGAATTTGCTCTGACAACACTTTCTTTTCTCGGAGTGATGTGATGATCTTACTGTCTTGAGTTTCTCCAGCGACCAAATCCCAAACATGTAGAGTGTGTTTTAATCCTTTTCTGTGTGCACGCTTCTCACACTCCTCACGCAAACGCAAGCTTGGGTCATTACTGTAAAAGATAACATGCTGAGCAGCAGTAAGTGTGTGGCCAATCCCTGCTGTCTGTGGCTGACCAATGAAGTATAGCGTATTAGGGTCATTCATAAACTTACGTTTGGCTTCATCTCTTTCAGCAGAAAAGATACCACCGTGAAAGCTGACAGCCTTATCCCCAAGTGCTTCTTGGATCAACTCTAAATCAGCTCTGAATCTTGCAAAGATTAAACACTTTTCTCCTTCATTGGCTTGGATCAATGAAAGTAATGCCTCCATCCTACTTGGGTTGGACTTATTGATTTTAATCAGTTCATCTTCACCCTTAAACCACCCAGAGCTTATTTGTTGCAATCGCATGTTTTTGACAATTGCCAGTGACTCCTCCATCACCTCTCCATCTTCGGATAAAACTTCTTCCTTATCACCTTGAAAGTATGCCAAATCCTTACTTCTCAAATCATCAAATATCTTTCTCTCACCCTTAGACAATTGAAAGTTCCACATCTTATAAATTCTTTCTGGCAAGTCTAAACAGTCATCTGCAAGCACACGATAGCAATGGCCATCAATTCTGTTGTGCAATTCACCAAGGTTTTTATACCCAACAATCTCATTGAAGAAACCAATGCGACAAAACTCTGATTTGAATCCTGTCCAAGAGTTGTGTCCAATGATCCAAGGATCAAGAAACTTGAACTGTGAGTAAAGCTCTCCTGCTCCTTCAGCAACAGGTTGTCCATCCAGTATTCTTTTGTATGGTGCAAGGGTTGATATCTTGGTCAAATACTTTGTGCGTGATGCTGTTGGGTTTTTTATGCAAGCACTTTGATCAATGCATAGCAAATACCTTCCAGATTTTAAATACTTCTCAATCCAGTATCTTGCAGCATCACTGGTGAATGCCTCAGCATTGAATGCAATGACCTTGAACTTTTCAGATTCTAAGACTTTGTTCAACTCAGCTGTTTTCTTTATTGTCTTGTGTTGGGGTGTCCAAGTCACAGCATCATAAGGGATTGACATGTCTGCTGGCAATTCATATTCAATCCAATTGCGGTGGACACCATTTGGCCAAGCAACAATTATCATTCCATCAATCTCACTTTTCTGACTCAACCAACAAGCAGTGTCAATTGTTACCTTTGTTTTCCCTGTACCTTGCTGCATGAGAAGTGCAAATGCTTTGCGCTCACGTGATAATAAAAATGCAGTGCGCTGGTGATCCATTGGCTCACGCTTATATTCATAGTCACCATCATCACCAATTATTGCTCCTTGGTTTTTCTTTGTGACAAGCTCTTCAGACACACCTAGCATCCTCTCATGCTCTTCTAGGGTGTCTTGAGCTCCACCTATCCAATCTGCCATTGGCCAGTTGTTGACCACGTGCTGGACATTTAAACGTGTTATCTTGACAGCCAAACTTCTCCCAACCCATTTTGAGAATGAAGGAAAGCAACCCATAGTCTTGAATGTTTCTGGATCACTGATGTCTGCAGTTAGAAGCAGACTTTTGTTTTTGTATGGTGTGACTTGCATAATTTTAAAAAGCAAAAGCCCACCACACCTTTTTAAGCATGGTGGGCTCAATTGCATTTGGTTTAAGCGCAGATGGCTGAAACTGCATGAGTGTTAAGAACAGAGGTGAGAGCTTGGCTGCGTTTTGGCAAGCGCAAGATACCACCACGATAAACATTAGTGAAGGCATTCTGGAGTGACCAGAGATCACGGCCCTCAAACTGTTCGTGCTCTGGCTTGTGCCATTGAGTTACAACATCTGCCATCTGATTTTTGGTGCATGCACCTGCACGATATCCACGGACAATGAGATCATGCGCAGTACGGTCATCCAGCTTCAAGCTTTTGAAGGCATCAATACGATTGTCAGTGACTGCCCATGAATCCATCAGCTGTCCAATTGCTTGGCTAACTATTGTTGGCAGATCACGCATAATGTTTGTGGTGTGACGGCGACCCAAGACAATCTCATTATCAAAGATTAAGTTGGAGCAAACAAACGGTGCATCACCAGCAGAGATGCCTGCACGAAATGCTTTATCGTGGGAGTTGCGCAGGGCCATTACGGTGCCAACCTCATCCCCGTGCTTGCGAGCAATACCCTTGACCTGAAACAGACCAAAGTAGCGTTGACCTTCACGGTGGAGACTGTGGTGTTCGTTTACAATCTCAAGCTCTGTATTGCCAACTGCCGATCTGAACTGATTTACAAGTTCATCGTGAGCAACTGGGTGCCAGCGGTTTGAAGGTTGAGGTGTGTTAACATTTTTGACTGCAGCAAAATCGCATTCATCTGATGCGCATACGCTGAGGTTAAGAAGGTTAGAGTTAACGGAGTTTTCTGTATTTATGTTCATATTTTTGATTTTGTTTTGGTTTTTCGGTGAGCAGGATTGCTAACTTATGACTGAAAATGAGGATGAAACTTGGTAAGTCAAATCATTTTATTAGTTTTTTTAGCTCATGCAGTGTTTTTGTTTTTTGTTGGCCTCGACAAACAGTTCAAAGTCTCGGTTGAAGACCGCTCGGTGTGTGACCTGTAGCCACTGACCAATGTGCTGTGGCTTAGTGTTCTTGTTCTGCCCGTTGATGCCTGCCCGTGCCAGTCGATCTTTAACAATCTTCTTGGCCTCCTTGTCGAGGGGTTCAGCTCCATCGTTAAGGTGGTGCATGTGTTCGTTCTTTGTGTATTTCTTAATCATAATGTTAGCTTTATATTATTTGACTTGATTTTACTTGAGCTGAAAATGTCCTCTGCCACCTCACTTTTAATGAGGGGCAGAGGGGTTTGTATTTGCGATGCTCCCCAGCATCACGGGTTGCTACTGAGATTAGTACATTGACATGATGAAGAATGAAGATGCCTTGCGAATGATGCGGATGGCTTCAGCAGGAGAAAGTTTCTCATCCTGAAGCTTGGTGTCTACGTTGCTGCACACTTCACTGATTGAGTATAGCTCGTCGTAATCCCCACACTGCCCACCGTCTAACCATTCGATTGTAACACTGTCTGGCTTGTTTAGGTTGGTGTCAAAAGAGACTTTGAATAATTCGGTTTTATAAGAGTTCATATTTTCGGTCGGTTTGATTTTTTATTATGATGCAGTGTAGGATGCTGCTCCCCGTTGGAGTTAATTATAGACCGTAATTTGCAGCGATATAATTGAGAAGTTTAAGATCGTCTGCCTTTAGGTTATTGCGACCGTAAGCGACAACCTCATTTAGCTCGTTCATTGATAGTCCATTGCCAGTCGATGTTCTGACATTGCATTCTCGATTTAAAACGTAAGTTTTTTTGCCTTGAAAGCGTAGCTCAAACTGATCGATGGATTCTACTGATGTTATATTTGATTCTGACATGATGTGTATTTTTATAGTGTGATGCAGTGTAGGATGCTGCTCCCCGTAGGTAATTATGTGAGCCTATGCGAATTGAGCTGTGAGATTAGACACTAACACCTCCCACTCATCTGCTGTGTGGTCTGTCCAGCTTGTCCAACGTGGAGATATGCCGTGGACATCTTTATAAATATCAAAGTATGTCTCCCACTCATTCACAGCACAGAAGTCTTCAAGGCTCTGTATGTTTGCATCCCAGTCAAGGATTGCCTCTACTTCAGCAACATCTTCTTTGTGAGATGTTTCATAAGGCTTCAGACCATGCTTAAGAGCATTAGCTTTACGCTCATTCTGAGTGTACTGTACGATTTGTGCTACAAGTTTTTCTTTTGATTGGTTCATAATTTTATTCAGTTTTTGATTTTTTCGGCCAGCAGAATTGCTAACTTGCCACTCAAAATGAACATAATTAATGTCTAGTCAACTCTTTTTTCTGATTTTTTTTAAATAGGTTGTTATCAGTAAGCTTTATGATTCGATCAATGAATAGCAGCGACCAGTCAGCATTCTTTTTCCCTTTTATTATATACCAATCACCCAATTTCCCTTTGTCGAAGATCTCCTTGCCTATCTTCATGTACTTGTGTCGATCAACCATTCCACCAATCATCCCAGTGTCATCCTCTAGCATTAGCTTTAAGAATAGAGTCTGCCCAGTCATTTCCCTTCCTGATCTTTTATCAACAGAGTGTGACTCATTGTGGCATCTCAAATTCTTTTCCGTCATCTTTGCAATAAAAACAAACTCACCTGATTCTCCTAATCCGACATTACCGATATGTGATATTTTTGAGGACACATTATATTTTTCAGGCTCTTTAATTATGTGGCCCCACTTGTTTTGGCCTTCCCATATATCATCCCATGCTGTGGTGCCAGAAGTTAATATGTTCTTTTGCCTGAGTGTATATTCACCACCATTTCTTCTTTTCAAAATATCTGCAGCCAGCTTATCACCGACACCTTTTATTCCGACCAGACCACCAATTAACTTCCCATCTTGTACTGACCAATTTGCCAGTGATTTATCTTTATCATATGCCACATATTCATGCCCCTCTTTGCTAAGCTCTCTTAGTATCTTAATACTCTGGTCATCATCCTTTGCATTTCTCAGGCATGCGGCGGCAAACTCAAGTGGGTGATGAGCCTTCATCACACAACACCAGTATGATATCATTCCATAAGCAACCGCATGTGATCGGTTGAATGCCCATGACCCCATTGTATTAATGTTGTCCCAGATAATCTTTGCATCGATAGAGTCGATGCCATTTTCTTTTGCACCCTTCTCAAACTGAAACCAGAACTTATCGAAAAACTCTTTCCCTAATGACTTACTCATCGCCTTACGCAAGCTACTAACATCGGGCCAGCTCATGTTGCCAATATTTCTTGCAATCTGCATGACCTGCTCTTGGTAAACAATGATACCAAGAGTGTCTTCTGTATGTTCTCTTAATGATGGGTGTACATACTTTACTGGAGATGCTCCAGACTTCCTACGTAAGAATTCTGCAGTACCACCAGAACTTAACGGGCCTGTTCTACCCAATGCATTCATGCATGCGATGTCATCAAAACACTCAAACACCATTTGCCCGCAAAGACCTTGCAGTGTATTTCCTTCAAACTGAAAAACACCAGCAAAGTTTCCACTGTTTAGGATATCAATCGCCTTCTTGTCATCCATTGGCCAAGACTTCAATTGATCCCTGCTCATGCCAGACTGATCAAGAGCATCCTGTAGAACACTCAGGGTTCTCAATCCAAGGACATCAATCTTTAGTAATCCAATGCCTTCAGCATTATACTTGTCGATCATTGCACATCCATTTTTCTCATCAACAGAGCAGTATTTTGTTATCGGGTCTGCAGTGACAATTATTCCAGCAGCGTGCATCCCCGTGTGCCTCACGTGGCCCTCAACCTCTGCAGCAATCAAAAGTTCTGGGTGTTTGGCAATGGTTTTCTTTCCTTCTGATTGAGTGTCAAAAGAATCCTGAAGACAATTACTATTTTTTTGTTCAATGATAGAGTTTTTTAAATCAGCAACTTCCCATGATGGAATATTTAATGACTTACTGACATCAACAATTGCTGACTTAGGTTTAAACACACTGACTGTACCAAGCTTAGCCACACAGTCTGATCCATATTTCTTGCCAAGATATTCAACTAACATTTCACGTTTAGTATCTTCAAAATCAATATCAATATCTGGGTAATCTTCACGGTTAAGATCAATAAACCTTTCAAACAATAGATTGTACTCTATTGGATCAATGTCTGTGATGCCTATCAGATAACAAACTAATGATCCGCAAGATGAACCCCGTGCTGGGCCAACAAACATTTTCGTCTTTGCATACTTAACAAGGTCTGCAACAACATAGAAATAGTCTTCAAAGTTTTTAGCAGATATCAGCCCTAATTCCTTATCAAGCCTATCACCGTAATCTTTGTCTTCTAGATCGACACCAAGAAGCATGGCACCTTCTATGCACATCTGTCTTAGAGGCATATCGATTGGTGGTGATACCATCTTTGCAAATGGAACCTCCGCATGACAGTCTTTAAAAACTGATTCTGTACGAATCAAAACATCTTCGAATCTATCACCAAAATGTCCAAGCCATTCCTCTGTTGTCATTATATGACTTGGGCTTGTTCGCATTTCATAGTTTTGCATACCAACAATAACTTGGTGCTTTTTTAAATCTTCTGGTCGTGGGTAATAGTTGTTGGAGCACGCCAAGATCTTATCCCTGTAAAGCTCAGATATCCTGTTCCTATAATATGTATTACACTGACTATCAAGTGCGACATAAAACCCATCTCTGGACATAAACCTTTCTGCGTTAGACTCATCCCAGTATGCACCAAGAACAACTATCACATTGTCAGAAACATTTTCAACAACACCCCAGTCAATCCTTGGGATATAATAAAACTTCTCTGTTGATAATGCCGTAATCTCATAAATCTCCCTAAGGCCCTCAGAGTTCTTTGCAAAAAATCTTGTGTATGATATTGCCTGTTTTGAACGCTCATCACAATTCATGACTGTGGCAACCTCAACACCAAGGATTGGTTTCTTACCAGCCTTCTTGCATGCCTTAATAAAATCTATATGACCCCAAGTGCTTGCACGATCACACATGCCAATCATCTCATCTGGGTTAGCATTTATGACATCACTTAAAGTTCCAGTAGCGATACGGAATGAATACTGTGTTCTGTTAGCAATATTAATCATTTCAATTCTATATAGTTGTTATCAATCATCCACAAAGCACAGGTGCAAAGGGCCTCAACATCATTCATTGCTCTGTGCGCACCTGAAAATTCTAGACCATCGGTTGCCAATTCAAACAGTGCAGACTGCTTAAGCCTAAAGCCTTTGATATGAAAACTCTGCTCCACAGTGCATATCAAATTCGTTGGCATTTCAAAATCATCCCTCCCAGCTCTTTCAAACTCAAGCTCAAGCATCAGTTTATCAAAGGCCAGATTGTGAGCTATCAGATTATTTTCACCAGAAAAGAATGAAACTATCTCATCAATTTTATCCTCAAAAAAGCATGCATCTTTAAGCATAGAATCCGTAATGTTAGTTATCTTAATTATCTCTGGAGGTATTTTCCTCTTTGGATTAATCAAGAACTGTATGCGATCAGTTTCACGAAAGTCATCATCAGAAAGCTTTATGGCGGCGAATTCAATTATCTTGGGTTGGTGCCTATTGTTAGATGCAATCGCCTTTGGAAGGCCCGTTGTTTCAGTGTCGAATATGATCATTATTGTTTATGAGTTTTTAATTTTTTCTGCTACTTAAAAAACTCCCACCAAGAACTTTGTCTTGATGGGAGCGATTTATTTAATGACTAGAATGGTATTTCAGTATCATCTTCTGAAACCTTACTTTCATCATGTGTTGCGGTCTTAACTTCACCACTTACAATCTGATCACGGAAAGCCTTTGCGTCCATGTACATCTGAGTGCCACCATCAATCTCGGTCACTGTCTTATCACCACTGATCTTCCAGCCAAACCAATTGCCTTGGTCATTTGACTCTGGAACAGTCTCAAGCTTGTATGATCGATAGAACATTGCTGGGTTGAATGTTCCTTCACCTTTTGACTTAGGAAGTCGCAATTGGTTAATCATCGTATTCCACTTGCGCGACTTCTTGATCTGACTGCCATGCATCGACAATGCATAAGGAGAGTATGTGCCATCCTCTTTAATGACGTATACATAATACTCAGCAGCTGGCATGATAGTGTTGCCATCTTTATTGATGTACTCTCCACGATCATTACGGGTGCACTGGGACAAGTCATAGTCTGCCTTGTGAACACCTGCCAAACCTCCTCCTGCCTTGCGTGGTTGCCATTCAAGGTGGATCTTTGCATAGGCAATCGGTAGCACTATCAAGCCAGTGTCACCAGCGATCAGGCTTTCCTCTACACTATCAATAATCATGCCAGACTTGGCACCATCGATTGTGTTAATCTGATCACTAAGTGCTTGGAGAATTTTTAAGCGAGGGATTACATAATCATCCTTACTCATATTCTCCTGACCTAGGCCACCATCCTCTTCAAAAGATGATGGTGCAACCAGTTCAGTTTCTTGCGTCTTTGTTAACTTCTTATCTGTCATTTGTTTTTCCTCTATTTGTTTTTGTTATGCACCAGAATGGTGCTAGATTTTTCTCCGACCGAGCTTAAGCTCTGCCTCAATACCTTGGTAAATACCAAACACATCAAAGTCCAGATCATTACCCTGCTCTAGCTGTTCTTTAGCCCAAGCGGATAGTTGACCTGCATGAACTGATTTCTTACTGGAAACTTCATATCCAGATTCCACCAGCATTGATGTTAAAACTTCAGCCTCACCTGCTGAATTTCGTGGCACATCAACCTCAACCTTTGATCGTATTAAACTTGATGCTCCCATTTGGCCCAATGCTTCAAATGCATCCTCACGCCTAGCGATCAACTCTTCCCTCTCATGATCTGATCGGGCCTTATTGATTGCAGTCTCTGATGGTATAGATGCTTTAACAAAATTCTTAACCCTCACCTTGATACCATTATCGGTTTCAAATGAATCTAAGCCAAGCTCTGCCATAGCATCTGGAAGCTGAACACAGTCAATATATCTAGCCTCCTTTTGATATGCCTTCATGACACTTTCTAATCCATCAATGTTATCACTTAGATCTTTTCGCCTCTCAATAATCTCTTTGATTGTCTCGCAATTTAATGAGCTGCTTTGAACTGCCTCTTTATCGTTTTCGTATTGTGTTATCATTTTATTATACTTTGATTGTGATTGGGAAGTAATAACCACCCTGTTTGTTTACTGATGATGGTCGCTTAGACCAAAAAAGAAAGTTAACCTTGTTGTGTCCCAATGCAACCAATGACATTGAAACCACCCACTGTGCAGATGGATCAGCAAAACCTGCCCATAGCAAAAAATCTTCCTCTGGGTTGAAGTCCTTAAGTTTTGATTTGGCTTTAGCAACTGATGCAGATGTGTCTGCGTATATGCGATCAGCTTTATCAAAAACATTCACTAGTGCTCCATGTTCTGCAGCGGTGCTCATGTCTGGTGTCCAACCATCACTTCTAGGTGCTGGTTCTTGAATTATGTATACTTTGCTCATATTTTTTTTATCTGTATGTCTGTTGTGAATTTTATGTTCTTTGAGTATCCTCTTCTTGTCCAAAAGTAAACCCATCCTTTGTGTATGTCTTTTTTTAGATTATCCATTTCATGCTTTTTAGAAGTAGAAAATAAATCTATGTCTTGCTTTCTTCCTTTTGTTGATTGTCTCTTCATACAGGCTCACTCTCCAAAAGCTTATTAGTCTCTTCAATGTTTCCATTAGCCATCCCATCCTCATACAGTTGGGATATTAGCTTTCGGTTATCTTCATAGGTTTCCATGTGGGTTCCGATGTTTCTCAACGCCCAAAGTCTTCGTGTGCTTCCAGAACTTAAAGTAAGCTGTGCTGGAAACTGAACTGCACCAAGCTCTTTTATCTTCCTACCTATGGCATGACTGGTTATTGATTTACCAAACTTCTTCTTAATGACCTCAGACAAGTCTGATACCGATATGATATCATTAATGAATGGCCACTCACGATTTTCAAACCTCTCATCAATGAACTCATCAATTGGCATCTTTGTTGCATTGATTGCGATTCGCTTGCCAGCTGTCATTGGTGCGTGGCCATTAGGATTGAACTCACTGATATCTCTATTCAAAAAGTAATATAGAATGCAGTCATAATTATCACGTGTCCAGTTCCACAGCTTACCATAGTAGGATGATGGCTGTGGCTTAACATCTGAATAAACCATACAGTATCTTCGGTCATCCTTGTCCACAATTATTGAGTCATCATAGTTCGTAAATGCAATTAGGTTGGCAACATTCTTCATCTTGTATGCTGGCTTATGCATCTCTCTAATCTGAACAACACCCTGTGTGATGATTGGCTTTAGCTTGTTCATCAAATCCATTCTACCTCTAGCCATCAACTCCTCAATAATTATTAGATGACTGCTCTTTAACCATCCTGTGTATATCTCATGAATCTCATCATTGCTTGGCATACTGACATTGTGCTGACCAAGCAAATGCACTAAGACATCACCAATGTAAGACTTGCCTGTGCCCTGATGGCCACGAAGGATAAGCATCCAAAGTATCTTATGACCTTTTTTCTGAACACAATAGGCCATGAAATCCAAAACTATCTTACGCTCATTATCATCTATAAAAAGATAATCAAAGTGATCAAGCAGGATAGAAACATCACCCTCTTTAGGAGTTAGCTTTGACGGCCTATAAAGATTATAGGTCTGCTGAGCATTGTCAGAGTCGATATAAACCAATGGTTGCTTAGGGTCATATGCCAACTGTGGATATTTCTTAAACTGTGGATTGGATATTGCATTCTTCGATGCTGTCCCCCGCTCCACAAGGTGAGCAAACTCATCACTGTACTGCTCCTTATCATATTCAATCATTGTCTCAACGTTATGAAATCGCTTAGTGCTTACCACATATACCCATCCCTTTGGCTGGTTTGGCATCAACATCTCTGAACAGAACTCTTCTGCCTGCTGATCTGTCATTAAGCTTATAACATCCTTGTTCCCATCAATCAGGACATCATCAATGCCCTTGCCAGCACACATGGGCCAGTCCTCTATGATCGGCCTTCCAACCTGCTGATCTCTGATTGAGCAATACAACTTGGCCAACGCAACTCCAACCTTTGGCAAGTCCTCTTGGCTTGGGTCTGATGCACCATCCTTATTGATGTATGGGTTTGCCTTGTCTTTATCTGCATCAAAACTCAACAGGATTTTCTTTGGTTTTAATTCTTGAATGGCATCCATTGCCATCCTCCAATTACTGACTCCAGATATTGAGATCGTATACACACCAGTGAATTTTGTTGCCAGCTCAGCCTTGAATTCGCCTTCAGTTATTCGAATAACGCCACCCTTACAATTCTCTTTTCCCCACAATGGAAAATGATTAGACACTGTTGCAGCTGTGCCTTCTGGGTATTTGACTTCACCGTTTTTCGCTGGTCTAGGATTAGTAGACAAAAGCAAATACTTGCTGGTAGGGTTGACTGGCCTATCACTCCTGATCTTAAGACCTAAGATCTCATTGGATGAACTGCGTACTGGAATGATTATGCCAGAGCAGCCTGATAATGCCCAGCTGTCGTTATCCTTATAGAATCCAGCACACTTACCTAGATCAGACTCATCGACAGTCTCTAGGAGCTTCTGAACAACAGACTTCCTACGCATAGGCATTGTTCTAAACTGACAAAGCTCAATCGCCTCATCCGTAAAGCCTCGGTTAGTCAAGTCGGTCTTGTGCTGTGAGCTTAGGTCTAGTAACCCAATTAACTTTTCGTATATACTATGCATTGTTGTTTAAAGTTTTTTTGATTTTAATCCAATATTTATTGGTTGATGCTTTCTTCCAACCATTAGGGCCACCATTCCAAATTCTTGCAAGGGTTTCAAATGTCGGGGTCTTACCAGTTGTTCTATAATAGTGCTTTCCATAGTGATACAAGTACAGGTAAGCAATGTCCATACATTCATCAGGGTCATACCTGTCACTAAGCCTGTAATCCTTATCGTATATACGATTAACATCTTCAATCACACAGGGATGTATCTGCATACAGCCAACAGCCTTACCTCCATCACCGACTGCAGATGAATCGCCATTACTCTCAACACTAATTATTGCTGAGAATAGCCACAACCATGCATGAAGGTCTAACCCAAAAGCACTCATGTTGCATCCTCCTTCTCTAACAGATAGCTGACTGTTGCACAGTGCTTGAATGCCAAGTGTTGACCACCAAACCAATTCTTTAAAGTCTTGTCTGGGACACTGCGCTCAAGCCAAAATGACTGAGCTGCTTTGCTGCGATAGTATGTCACTAGTGGTGAATATTCTTTCATGATTTTGTCTTTCTGTTAGTTTTTTGGGCCAGCAAAATACTGGCTTGATGAGAATCATTTGTAAGGTTCAATAAAAGTCAACTGATTTTTAGGATATTCTTTTTTAAAAAGGGTAGGCCCTAAAGCCCTAAAGCTGTCAGCATATTGAGGGATTGATGAACAGTAATAGTACCGAGCTTATACAATAATATACAGTGCTATTATCTAAAAGATATTATCGGATGCTTTTGGTTATTTTGAACAGAGTAATTATCTATAAATACTCTGGATTAATGGATTGATATTTGGGTGGATTTTACAGCTAAACTCTAACTTATTATTCTGCTTATTAGTAAGACATCTTCATGGAAAACAGCTTAGAATTATTTATATGACTTGTCGTTAATGATAAATATTTTTTTTAAAGAAATCATATTAAACACAGAGCCTTTTGATTTTTCACCTACCATAAGAAGACTTTTAATTAGCTGATTTTAGCTCTAATTCTCTGAAGCTGGGGATTTTGAAATTTTCAAAATCACCAAATAACATTTTTCCCCTATTTCAGTGGGTTTTTACATTTATTTTACATTTTTTTTACATTTGGAGGTTTTGGCCCGCAGGCACCGAGGCACCGAGCCATCAGGGCACCGAGGCACACCGAGGCACAGGGCCATCAGGCCCGCAGGCACACCGAGGCACCGAGGCACCGAGCCATCAGGGCACCGAGGCACAGGGCCATCAGGCCCGCAGGCACACCGAGGCACCG